TTATGGATGTCACTGCGACGCTGACCGGGCCGACCGGTTCGATTGACCTCGGGTACGGTTCGGCAAGTTCTGAAGAGGGGATTGTGGTTGCGATGGGCGGTCCTAAAAACACCATGACTATCGGTGCTGATGGCGAAGTGATGCACAGTCTCCATGCAGATAAAAGCGGGACGATTACCGTTAACCTTCTGAAGACATCACCGACAAATAAAAAATTGTCGCTGGCGTATAACGCACAGAGCCAGTCTTCTGCCACATGGGGGAATAACGTTATCGTGATCCGCAACAAGGTCAGCGGCGACATCATCACGGCACGCAGTGTTGCGTTCCAGAAACAACCGGATAACGCCAACGCTAAAACCGGTAATACGATGCCGTGGGTGTTTGACTGCGGCAAGATTGACCAGGTTCTCGGGGAGTTTTAATAGATGGAATTCGAAATCAAAGGCGTGAAATATCGCGTGGCAAAACTCAGCGTTTTTGACCAGCTGAAAGTGACCCGCAAACTTCTGCCGGTGCTGGCAGGAATGATGTCAGATTTCGGGAGCATTCGCTCCCGTTTGCCTGCTGACGGCAAAATCGACACCGTGAAATTCGAGCAGTTAAAACCGGTGTTTGAAACCATGCTCCCGCGTATCGCTGAGGAACTGTCTTCCCTGACCGAAGATGACACCGATGCGATTATTCATCCCTGTCTTGCGGTGGTATCGCGGCGTCATATGGACGGATGGGTGCCGGTATTTACCCGGGGCGAACTGATGTTTGATGATATTGACCTGCTGGTCATGCTTCATCTGGTGGCGCGGGTGGTCGCCGATTCGCTGGGAAATTTTTTGCCTACACCCCTTACCAGCACGACGCAGAGCCTGCAACAGGGCTGACGTTTAACAGCCTGCCGGACGGGCTGTCCTACCTTCTCAATCCGGTTGACGCCGGGTTAATTCCTTATACAGCACTTAAAGATGGCTCTGTCGATTTGTACGACATTGCTCTCTTGAATGACCATCTGGCGGTAAAAGCGGATAACCAGCGGCGCATTGAGAAATGGAGAGAGGATAATGAACGCTGAAACTATTAAAGATTTCCTCGTCTCGCTTGGCTTCAGTGTGGATGATGCAGGAGCGAAAAAATTCGGTTCTGTCCTCGCCGGTACAACTGCAAATGTCATCAAAATGGGGCTGGCCGTTGAAGGAGCCGCGCTGTCCGTGGTGGCCTTCACGGCTAAGATCGCCTCCGGTCTGGATAATCTTTACTGGGCGTCACAGCGCACCGGCGCGACAGTCCAGGGAATTCAGTCTATTGGCTATGCGGTTTCGCAGGTTGGCGGCAGCGTGGACGCTGCGCGATCTTCTCTGGAAAGCCTCTCCCGGTTTATTCGTAACAATCCCGGAGCAGAAGGCTTTCTGAATCGCCTGGGCGTACAGACCCGTGATGCCAGCGGTAACATGCGTGACATGGCTGCTATCTTTACGGGCGTTGGACAGAAACTCAGCAGCATGCCGTATTACCGGGCTAACCAGTATGCGCAGATGCTGGGCATTGACGAAAATACCCTGATGGCTATGCGTCGCGGAGTGGGGCAGTTCAGCGCTCAGTATTCAGAAATGGTGAAAGCGATCGGATTTAATGCCGATCAGGCTGCCTTATCGTCAAACCGGTTTATGACCTCACTGAAATCGCTCGGTGAAATGGCCGGGATGGCGCGGGACAAAATCGGATCGAATCTTGCGGACGGACTGGCGGGGCAGATTGATAACCTGCGCAAAAAGATAATTGAAAATTTTCCCAAAATTGAAGTCACCATCACAAAGGTCATAAAGGGGATCCTCTGGCTGGGTGAGATAGTCGGGCGGGTAGCATTTCGGATAGTCGATGGTGTCGGAGATATCATCGAGTGGTGGGGGAAACTGGATGCCGAAACGAAAACCCTGATAGAGGTTATCGGCGGTCTGGTTGTCGCCATGCGGATACTTAACTCTACTTTCTGGATGTCACCTATAGGGCTGATTACCGGTCTGATCGTGGCTCTCGGTCTCTTGTGGGAAGACTACAAAACATGGAAAGAAGGCGGTAACAGTCTTATCGACTGGGAAAAATGGCAACCGGCAATAGATAAAGCGAAGGATGCGATCACCTGGCTTCGTGATCACCTTCTGGAACTAAAAGATGGTGTTGGCGGCTGGCAAAATGCACTGGAAATCCTCGGTACATTCATCGCGGGTGTCTGGGTATCCAGGGTTCTGGGGGCTTTCGGAAAAATATCAGGTTTACCGGTCCCACCCTGGCTTAAATTGTGGGCGCTTTACGCGGGCTATATTGTTAGTGACAGAGAAAATATTGCCGATAGCGCAAAATCTTCACTGAGGTATACGAAGCGAATTATCGGCGACACGCTGGCTGCTATTGGTATAAAAACAGATATCGGACGCAGGGATGTCAGTGAGGTCCGTGAATGGCCTGCGTGGATGGACTGGTTGCACGGGGGACCCGGTAAAGTTATCCGGCAGGGACAGAGTAACGGTGTAGTGCATGGCTCCAACGTCCAGCCCGACATCCCCGGCGGCGGCACTCTTGCTGATCGCAACAATAACCCCGGGAACATTCGCCCGGTGAGCGGTAAAGGGTTCCGGTTTTTCGAATCAGCGCTTGAGGGCTGGGAGGCGATGAAAAACCAGCTCATGCGTTACTTTACCGGGAAAACAACCGGACGGGCATTACAGACTATTCAGGATATTGTCAGTACCTGGGCCCCGGCAGGTGATAACAACGATCCGAAAAAGTATGCACAGGATGTTGCGAAATGGATGGGAGTATCACCGAATGCAATATTGAATCTTACAGATCCCCGGACTATGGGAGCATTGATGCAGTCGATGGCGCGCAAAGAAGGTTATTCAAACTGGAACAGCCCGCTGGCGTATCAGGCCGCCGCTGGCAGCCTTAACCAGCAGACTGTTATAAATGTTCATGGAGTTAACAACCCTCAGGAGGCGGCTAATCTGATTGCTGACAAGCAGGGGGCTGTAAATGCCAGGGCGGTACAGCAATTGAAAGGGCCTGCGTGATGGACTTTTTATCTGTTTTACTGCAGCAGCGAACCCGCTCAATAGGAATCATTATTCCTGATGTGGTTATTACCGAAAAGCACACTGACGCCCTGGAAATTACGGAACATCCGGTTGAACAGCCCACGAATGCTGGTGCCAGTGGTGAGGGCGCTGGTTACATATCAGAACACGCATTCAGGCGCCCTTCTGAGGTTGTGATGGAAACCGGTTTTTCCGGAGGCGGATCGCTGCTTGATTTTGCCAGTAACCTGACTGCTACCAGTTTACTGGGGCTGAGCCCGAAAGAACTGTATCAGGAACTGCTTAACCTGCAGCGGAATCGTATTCCTTTCGATGTGACAACCGGCAAGCGTATTTACAACAATATGTTGATAAAAACGCTGGAGGTCACGACCGATAAGAGTAGTGAAAATGTGCTTCTGGCGACACTTACCCTCAGGGAAGTAATTATTACCTCCACGCAGTCAGTCAGGGTTGCCCCGAAAAACAATATGACCGAGGGAGTCGGAACGTCTGCTGTGCAGAATACAGGCACCAAAACAACGGTGCCGCCGAATAATTCCATTCTGAAATCGCTGCCACAGATGGCGCAAGAAGGTATCTCCACTGTTGATGGGTATTTGAGCAATTTATTTCTGGGAAGGTGATTCATGGAAGCCGTAGAAATCCCACTGGTTGCTGACAATCAGACTTTTGCCACCACAATTAACGGTTCGGTTTATCACCTGTCTGTCATCTGGCGAGGCGAGTACTGGGTTCTGGATCTTGCTGACAGCAATGGCTCCGCCATTATATCAGGTATACCGATGATTACGGGGGCTGACCTGCTGGCACAGTATCGATATATGGATCTGGGTTTTTCTCTGGTGGTGCTCTGCGACGTGGCAGGGCAGGAGAATCCGACGCAATTCGATCTTGGAACGCTCTCACACCTCTATGTTTTCACGGAGTAACAATGTCGAAAAACTGGATGCGTCACTTTGAATTATTGCTTGTTGATGATAAGGGCGACGGGATAAAAATTTCTGAGCTTAAAGTCACTTTCAATATTCAGAAAATGCCTGCGACCATATTCAATGGATTCGTTGGAAATTTTAAGGTTTATAACCTGTCTCCTACCACTCAGAACCGGATTATGCAGAAGGAGTTTTCGCGTATACAGGTTATTGCCGGATACAAGGGGCAACCGGATGCAGCAGGTAATTATCCTGATGAAAACGTTGGTATGATATTCAATGGAGATATCCGTTTTACTGTCACTGGTAAAGATAATGCCACAGACAGTTGGATCATGTTGCAGTGTATTGACAGCTGGGAAGGCCATCTGAACGCAAGTGTGAAAACAACAGTGGCAGCTGGCTGGAAGTACAGCGATCTTTTCAGTCTGGGTATGAAATCATTCGAACCATATGGCATCGAATCCGGCGCAGTTCCTGACATGCCGGAAACGGTATTTCCCCGGGGTCGCGTTGTTTATCAAAACACATCAAGGTTGATGAATCATATCGCAGGGCAGTGTAAAGCTAACTGGTGGTATGAAAATAATCTGGTAAATATTGTTCCTGAAGATAAATATATTGGTGTTGCTACAGTGTTGAATGCTAACACCGGGCTTATCGGTATGCCACAGCAGACGATGGGAGCTGGCGTAAATGTCAGATGTCTGATTAATCCAAATATTAAGCTCGGTGGGCTTATTCGTCTGGATCAGGCATCTGTATACCGTGCCTCTTTGAGTAATGACCAGGTAGCGAAATCGCCAGCACGACTGGATGAGTCTGAAAGCGACGGTAATCTCTACGTTAACGGTCTGCCAGGCATGTCACAGCCTGCCAGCATTAATACTGACGGTGATTACATTGTGGGCAGCATTGATTATACTGGCGACACCCGAGGGCAGGCGTGGTATATGGACCTGCTTTGCCTGGCTAAAGGTGGCAAAGAATTGCTTAACTCGAAAGGGATTGATGCGGCGAAATACACATGAAAAGACTATTGTTGACAGTTTTACTTGTCTGTATCTCCTTCATTTCCTTTGCTGATACCGGTTGCGGACCATTTACGATCAACTGGAAAGCGCAAGACGGACTTGCAAGGATTAATGGACAGAAACCGGAGACACAGAAAATCATCTTTCTCAAACAGGAAGGTGATTATGACAATGTGAACATCCAATGGATGATTCCGGGTAATGGGCGTTGGTTAGGGATGGATTTTGTGGCCAGAAATGGCAAGCCGATCCTCAACGTTGAAGTTATCCGCAAAAATATGGACGAGCCTCGGGAGTTCTGGACGTATGATTGTCGGAAGGTGAAGTGAATCACATTGGCGTCCAGCTTCTGCAGAACAGCATGGATGCGCCGAAAATCATCGGTTCCTTTCCATGCAAAAAGATTGTTGATTAATCACCCGTAATTATAATGTGATACTTCTACTTTCACGATAAGGAATTTGTCGCATGTTCGGATTTGATAAATTAATAACTCCAAAAATCATCAACGTTCTGTATGGCATCACAATGTTACTTCTGGTTGTTGCCGCCATTATAACGTTTGTTAATGGGAAGGCTGCTGGCGCTTTAGTGCTTTTGTTATGTGCTGTATTTTGCCGAATATTCTTTGAGTGCATCATGGTTTCATTTAAAAACAATGAGTATCTTCGCCGAATAGCTGAAGCGTTAGAAGCAAACAAGCAGTAATGAAACTTCAATAATGAACCCGCCACCCGGCGGGTTTTTTACTTTCTGGAGACATATGAATGCCCGTTTCTTTAAGCGCTCAACTTGGTAGCAAAGAACAGGCCGATGTAAGACTTGCTGGCTCTGTCATGTCGGCGCTGCGTGTTTCTATGCCCGGCATCGTCCAGTCATTTGATCCGGACACGGTAACAGTGGTTGTTCAACCTGCGATTAAAGGCTATGAGCCGGACTCAAATGGAATCAACCAGTCGACGACATTACCCCTGCTGGTGGATGTACCAGTGGTATTCCCGCGCGGCGGAGGCTGTACGTTGACTTTTCCGGTAAAAGCCGGGGATGAGTGTCTTGTCGTTTTTGCCGATCGTTGTATTGATTTCTGGTGGCAGAGTGGCGGGATACAGGAGCCAGTCGATGACAGAATGCATGATTTATCGGATGCGTTTTGTATTGTCGGTCCCCAGTCGCAGGCGAGGAAGATTAGCGGTATTAATACCAGTGCCACACAGTTGCGTAGTGACGACGGCAGCACCTATTTTGAGCTTAATCCTGATACCAGGAAAATTAAAATTGTCGCTCCGGGTGGTCTTGATGTGGTTGCCCCTCTGGCTGATTTTTCTGAGAAAGTAACCATTCATGGTCTGTTAACCTGGATGGGTGGCATGGTGGGGTCTGTTGTTTCTGGTGTGGCTTCAAAAATCACTGGTGCTGTTGAGTTTTTGGGGAGCGTGAAGGCTAACGGCAAGCCAATCGATGATACGCACACTCATGGCGGTGTTCAGCGCGGTGGAAGCAGTACCGACGGGGTAAACTGATGCGATACAGACGTGAAGACGCCGATGGCGATTACACCTTTGGCAGCGGTGATGACACCTGGCTGATTAACTCACCGGAGGCCGTGGCGCAGGCGGTAAAAACGCGATTCGAATTGTGGTATGGGCAATGGTTTCTCGACACCACCGAAGGGACTCCGTGGATCCAGTCTGTGCTGGGCAGGCAAAAACCGGAAACTTACAACCTAGCGATCAGAAAACGCATTCTGGAAACGCAGGGCGTTAAATCAATCCTCTCTTTCAATACGACGGTGGATACCACGACCCGACGTGTCATGTTTTCCGCTGAAATCGACACTCTCTATGGAATAACGACTGTTACATCGGAGGCGTAATGGCTCTGAACCTTGATTCTCTCGGTTTATCTGCAAAGGTAACCGCGGAGGGGATCAGTGCGCCTGATTATCAGACGATACTCAGCACCCTGATTAGCTATTTTCAGCAGATTTATGGTAGTGATGCCTACCTCGAACCGGACAGCAAAGACGGCCAGATGGTGGCTCTGATGGCGCTGGCGATTCATGATGCCAATAATACGGCGATAACTGTCTACAACTGTTTTTCACCGGCAACCGGCTATGGGGCTGCACTGACCAGTAACGTGAAAATAAATGGTATTTCACGTAAAGGCGCGACGAACTCTACGGTTGATTTGCTTCTTACAGGAACTGCCGGAACAACCATCATTAATGGCAGCGTGAAAGATGGTAATAATGTGATATGGCGTTTGCCTGCTTCAGTGGTGGTCGGCGTGGATGGTACAGTGATGGCGACCGCAACATGTTCCGTCAGTGGTGCAGTGGCGGCGCTGGCTGGAACTATCACTGAAATTAATACGCCAACCCGTGGCTGGGTTTCGGTAACCAATCCTGCTGCAGCTACTGTAGGCACTCCGGCAGAAACTGATGCGGAGTTACGTATCCGTCAGTCGCAAAGTGTTGCGTTGCCATCAATAACCCCATTTGAAGCACTGGATGGTGCTGTTTCTAATGTTACCGGTGTAACCCGCCACAAACTCTATGAAAACGATACTGGCTCGGAGGACGGTAACGGGTTACCGCCACACTCTGTTGCTGTAATTGTGGATGGCGGTGATGTGACGGATATTGCTCAGGCTATCAGAGGAAATAAAGGCCAGGGGACAGCCACTCACGGTACAACATCCGTTACGGTTCCGGATAAATACGGCAATCCCCATGTAATCAAATTCTCGCGTTCCAGTGATGTGCCTGTTTATGCCCGGATTAAATTAAAAGTTTTTACGGGTTATACATCACAGATAGGGCAGCAAATCCAGCAGGCTATTTCTGACTATATCAATAGTCTGACGATCGGTGATTCGGTCCTTTTAAGTCGCATTTACTCACCGGCGAATCTTGGCGTGGTGAGTGGCGGGAATGCACGCTATTACGATATTCAGGAACTGACGATTGGTAAATCCCCGGGGGCTTTGTCGTCATCAAACATTGATATCAGATACAACGAATCTGCGTCCTGTACCCCGGAAAATATCGTTATAACGGTGGAGTCATGAGCAAATACACCGAACTAATCACGAACTACCACGCCACCAAACCTAAATTTCTTGCGCATGTTGATCTGATGACCCGGCCACTTATTGATGTTGCGGCTGCCACCAGAGGGCTGATTACTGCATTTGATATTGACTCTGCGGTTGGTGTGCAACTTGACATTCTTGGATTGTGGATCGGACGTAGCCGTGTTGTCAGCCAGCCTATCTCAGGTGTCTATTTCAGCTGGGATACCGACGGTCTTGGATATGATCAGGGGGTATGGCAGGGACCATACGATCCTGATTCAGGATACATGTATCTCAGCGATGAAACTTATCGTGTCATTCTTAAAGCGAAGATTGCGATTAATAACTGGGACGGACGGAATGATTCGCTTCCGGCAATTCTTGACGCGGCAACAGCAGGATCCGGGCTGCGAATGCAGATAGTCGATAACCAGGACATGACGATATCGGTCTGGGTCTTTCCTGATACTGATATTTCAGATGTATCGCGTGAGTTAATTGCGGCAATTAAACAGGGGTATCTCACAGTAAAAGCCGCCGGGGTATGGGCGGGTGGCATTGAAACACCTTCGGTGGAAACCCCATCGGAAGGCTCAAAATTTTTTGGTTTTGATATGGATAACGAATTCATCAGTGGTTTTGATGTAGGAGCATGGGGAGTATTACTCTGATGGCGAAAAATGACTTTAAAGCGTTTGCAACGGATCGAAATGCCAATGTTATATCGCAGGAGGAATGGGAAGCGTTGCCCGCGCTTTTATCCGGATTTACAGCAGGGAAAGCCTCCAGTGCGCAAGTCAATAAGGTTATTCGGCAGGCTAGCTTTATTGCTGCAGCTCTGGCCCAGTTTGTAAGTGATAAAACGCAACGGGATGTGCTTGATAATGGTGATCTGCCCGGTTTTGTTGAATTGCTGGGATCGGGGTTTGCTGTTGAATACCTGAGCCGCAAGAATCCGTTTGGCGATATCAAATCGGACGGCACGGTGAAAACAGCTCTCGAAAACCTTGGAATATCCAATGCTGTTATTGGTGATGGAGCCAATGTCATTGGTTTTAGTAAAGGTGTTATAAATAAACCGTATTTCAGGCATCAAGATACAGACACTGTAATTTTGTTGACTACACAAGAGGAATTAAGCACTGCTTTAGATGAAAAGCAGGATTCGAATGACACTTTGAGTGCTCTTGCGAATTTGATCGCAACAACTAATAAACTACCATATTTCAACAATGAAAATAGTGCAGACCTTACCGATTTTACGAAGGTAGGACGAGATATCATCGGTAAGTCTAGTATTCATGATGTTATCCAATACCTAGAGTTGGATGATATGGTCACTGGTGATGGAGCCAGTGTCATTGGTTTTAGTAGAAATGATGCAACAAAACCATATATGCGACATGCACAGAGTGACAGTGTTGTCGCGTTAGCAACAGCGTCTCAGTTAATCGGTACAGATCAAACGTATCAGATCGTCACAGATAAGTATCCTGGAATCACGTACACAAATACGTCGAAACAACCATGGGTTATCTCTTTGAAAGTAAATCTTCCGGCATCAGGAGAAGTTCAAATAAAAGTTAATGGAGTT